TCATCAACTAACTCTAAGTTAGGGTCAGTATAATTCGTATCGTTTTTAGCCAACCAATACGCAAAATTAATAATGCCTACGCCCAAAGGTCTCCTGTTATTAGTTGCTAACTCGGCCGCAATGAGTGGATAATCTTGGTAACTCAATAGAGCATCAAGACCTCTTACTGCTAAATCACAAGGCTTTTCAAAATCTTCTGGAGATTTTATATTACCCCAATTGATAGCACTGAGTGTACAGAGAGCAATTTCGCCCTCTTCATCCATCACACTATTCAATGGCTTTGTTGGAAGAGTAATCTCACAACATAGATTTGATTGCTTGACTGGTGCTACCTCTGAAATGAAAGAACTATGGTCATTCGCATGGTCTACATTTTGTAGATAGATACGACCTGTATTCTTTCTCTCATTCATAAATGCAGAAAACAATTCAATTGCTGGAACTGATTTCTTACGAATAGATGTTTTACGTTCTGCTTGTTCATATAGTTCACGGAACTTATCTTGGTCATTAAAGAATGACTCGTACAATCCTGGGACATCTTGTGGTGAGAATAATGTAATATTGCCACCAATCATTAGACGTTCATACATCAGTTTATTGAACTGAACACCATAGTCCATGTGCCTTACACGATTATCTTCTGTACCTTTATTGTTCTTTAAAACAAGTAAGTCTTCAACTTCTAAATGCCAAACAGGATAATATAATGTTGCCGCACCACCACGAACACCACCTTGTGAACATGATTTAACAGCCGCTTGAAACATTTTATAGAATGGAATAACGCCAGTATGTGATGCATCGCCATTACGAATAGGTGAGTTTATTGCTCGGATACTACCTGCACCAACCCCAATTCCTGCTTTCTGAGAGACATATTTAACAATTGAACTAGATGTCGCATTGATGCTATCTAAACTATCATCTGTTTCAATTAATACGCAACTACTGAATTGTCGTTGTGGTGTTCGTACACCAGCCATGACAGGAGTCGGTAATGAGATATCAAAAGTACTAATTGCATCGTAGTAATCTTTTACCCATTTTAATCTTTCTTCTTTTGCGTAACTACTGAATAGTGTTGCCGCAATTAGCATATATGCCATCTGTGGCGTTTCATAAAGTTTATTTGTTACTCGATTTTGTACTAGATACTTTCCGCGAAACTGTTCCATTCCAACATATGTAATGTTAAAATCTCTATCGTGTTTAATGAATGTGTTAATCTTTTCCCATTCTTCTACTGAATAATCTTCTAGTAAAGACTTATCATAGAATCCAGAAGTAACATTTTGTTTAACTAAATCAAGTACATGACTTGGTTCAAAAGTACCATATACTTCTTTTCTGATATGATAATTGATTAGATTGCCTGCAACCCATTGATAGTTTGGCAAATCTTCTGATATTAATTCGGCTGCCGCTTTTATAAGTGTTTCTTGTATTTCACTACTTGTCATGCCACTGTAAAATTGAATATGAGATTTTAATTCTACTTCACTTGCTGACACATTACTGATGTTATTACAGGCCTCGAATACGACCTTATGCATTTTTTCTAAATCTAAGTTCTCTTTCTCTCCGTTTCGCTTAACTATATGAATCCCAGTCATTTTCCTCATTCCCTAATATGTGTTAATCTCTGAATCTTCCATTCCTGCCACACGCAACTTAATTATGTTTGACAGTTGAAAGTGCTTAATTTCGAAGCCTTTTGTTATTCCGAGATATTGGTTTCTAATTAGTGCAACTTGATTTATCAATTCACCAACTGCAACAATTTCGTCTTCGCCGTCTGCGTACTTTTCAGCATCTCTGCTACTCAAAACTTTATTATAGTTCTCTAGGTATTTTCTTAAATAAGAACTTCTCTTTTTTCGTAACGTAATGTTTAAATGCTCTAATATCGCTTCTATCTCTTGTAATTGACCAAAGCGTAATTCAACAAATGCAGGAAGTTGAGTAGAGTTCTTTTCAATATTTCCCTTTATCTTTACTTCTCGTCTTGCGTCAGCCAACTCGCTTTCATAAAATTGAATGCATGTTGGGATTTCACTCCAGTCTTTTACTATTTTGCTATACCAATTCATTAGTCCCAATCATCGTCTTCTTCATAATAATCCTCATCATCATCTTCAAAGTACCGGTCTAGTGCAACTTCTAGTATCTTATCTCCATCAATTAATATCTCTATGTCTTCAGGACTCATTCCTAATTCGTCACACTGTTTGATAAACATCTCTCCGGCTTCTATTCTATCTTTTCCTGGGATGTAAGTTAATAAAGTCTCCCATAACTCGTAAAGCGATTCTGATTCCAAGTTGTCTCCTCTTAGTATGTCTTGTTGGTGTAAGCAATGTATTTATTACATTTTGCTTTTTTCTTATACTTCTGACTCAACTTGTTCCAGTTCGTGCTTTTCGTCATCCAAGTTTTCTTCATTCCAGTCTTTCATAACAATATCAAGTTTTTCATCTGTCCAGTTCTTACGAAACTCAATCATTTCTTCACCTGATTTTGTATTATATTTCAATCGATTACCTTGTTTTGTTAATACACCCTTTGCTTCAAAAAACTCAACTAATCCAGAATACGGTGACATTCCAGTTTCATACGGAATCTCTACCTGAACACCCTCAAATGGTTTAGCATATCTTGTTTTCATTACTTTACAAGCCGCTCTAATACCATGTACTTGAGATGTCTTATTGCCATCTGCATCTACTTTTAGTTTAAGTTTACGCATTGCTACTACAATTGAAGATGCATAGATAAATCCTTGACCACCTGAGATTTTATCATCTGGGTCAAACATATCTTGTGATGCGTAAGTATGATTTGTCGCAACTAAACCGATATTATAGTCACCGAACATATTCACACTATTTCTTACTAATGCCGCTAGGGCTTTTGGTTTACGACCCATATCACCTTTCATGTCACCACGATTAAACTGGTCAACATCGGTTGGGGTCATCATCATTCCAAGACTATCAATAACAAATAACACTTTAGGACGGTCTTCGTCTTGTGCATCGGCATATTCTGCCTTATAGTCTTTCATAAAGTCTGAAATGATTTTAGCAACATCATCAATCATTGCTACATTCAATTTTAGTAGTTTTTCGGGTGTAGTATCTACATCAAGTGCGTGTAACCACGTTTCATCTAGTGCGTTCTCACTGTCAATTAGTACTACAAAAATTCCTTGGTCTTGTGCATTTTTAACTACATTACCTGCGGCTACAAATGATTTGCCTGCACCACTTTCACCTGCAAATACTGTTACTTTACCTAATGGAATTCCTTTATGAAATTCACCACTGATAAGTTTATTTAATGTATAATTACCTGTTGATATCCAAGTATCTGGGTCTCTGAAACCCACACTCATGCCTGGAACAGATTTTGTTATGTTTTTGCGAAATTTACTCGCATCAAAGGCTCGTGCCATATAATTCTCCTTATGTGATATTTTATAAAAGTATGGGGAGATTTACTCCCCACACTCATATTGGTTCTTAGTCAGTTTTTCTACTACGAATCATTGCTAAGATATCTGCCGCATCGGCCTTTGGTGCATCAGCAGTTGTTTCTGCTGTTGCTGGTGCCGGTGTTGGCGTTGGTGTTGGTGTTTCAGCAACAGGTGTTGTTTCTGCTGGTGCAACTTCTTTAACTTCTTCTACTTTTGGAGCAGTTGGAGTTGGAGTTGCTGGTGCAGAAGTTCCTGCTGGAACATCTAACCCATAAGGTTTATAGTGCTGTCCCCAACGAGTTGGGTCATACAATTCACCATCTACAGATGCTTCAAACATCTCCATGATTACTCGCATGTCATCCTCAGTTGGACGTTTTGGCATGAACTCATTCAAGTCGAAAAGACCATGAGTTTCAATTGCTTGACGTTCTTCTTCATTTAGTGAACGTTCTTTACGTGACCAAGATGAAGTTGAATAGTCAGCATACTGACCTTTTTGTGTTTTAGTAAGACGGAAGTCTGTACCTTGTTCATAATCTGTTGGTAGATTATCCATGTCTGGGTCCATTAGAGCCGCCTTCAATAATTTGAAGATTTGTGGTCCAATGATAAATCTACGAACTGGATTTTCTGGTTGTTCACCACCGATAGGGTCACTTACAACCAAACCTTGGAAAACGTATGAACGCTTTTTCCAATATGTACGACCTAGGTCTTCCATTGCTGGGTCTTTAAACCATGGACGTATCTCTGCGTGAACTGGGCACGATTCGCCCCACATTTCAACGCAAGGTACTTGAACGATTACTCGTTTAGTTTCGTCACCGCCTTTAACACCAGGGAACGGAAGTTTGATAACTTGACGTTCTTTCCAAAAGAATGTGTTAGTGGGGTCTGAGTCTGGAAGGAATCTCAATACGGATGTATTGTCATTTTCCATATTCCAGAAAGGGAATACTGCATCTGTACCTCTATTTGAGGAAGAGTTCTCTGATGCTTTATTGTCTTGTGCGAGTAATTTCGCACGGATTTCTGCTAGTGTTGCCATTATATTTCTCCTATATTAGCCTTTATTAGTTTTCTTATTATTAGTTTTTTTATTAGTTTTTATGTATCACAAATATTTCTACTAATGATACTATTATACTTATCTTTTTTACCAAAGTCAAGCATTAAATCAGTCTTTTTGAATGTTTTTTGGAAGCATAAAAAAAGAGAGTTTTAACACTCTCTTTGATTATAGCATAGATTGACAGTGAATGTCAAGCAGAAATTTTAATTTTCTGTAAGAACTCTGTCTGGGTCGAATTTTGAGAATGCTTCTTCAAGCATTTCAGATATTTGCGTATCTGCTGATTTTGGCTCAACAGTTTCTACTGAAGCCTTTGACATCTTCATTAAAGTACCTGCTACTTGCATATCTTCTTTAGAAATGCCTCTTGGATTTGAACGAACTGCATCTGCGATATCAGTTAAGAAAAAAGAAACTTCAGCCGCTAAATCGTGACCTTTCTTTTTGCCTTTCTTGTCTAATAATGTATCTACTTGAACTCTGTCAGCAAGGTCATCAAATGTCATTGCTATCTTATTAATCTTAAGTTGTGCCGCTTCTTCTGGA